GGGTATACAGGTAACACCCACCCCCCTCTTGGGGGTGGTCCTCCCCCCGTGGTCTATTTCCCCCCTCCGAATGCGCCTAGTAGGGCACCGGATACTGATAGTTCCTTCCCTCCCTTACCAGTGTGTTCAAGTTGAGCACGGGCAACGTAACCTCGGGTCCTCTCGAGTAACCATGCGGACCCTTGCCAACCGGGGCCGCAGGAGCGCACTACGGAGGATAATTCAAGCTCACCCTCTAGCCTCGCCTTCTCTAGCTGATCAGCAAAGTCGGGGTTGCGCTGGAGGAATACTTGCCAGCCTCCAGCATTGCCAGACGGGAAGCCACAGAGAATCGCCACCCGCTCCAACGGGATTCCCAGCTTGCAAGCTTCAAGAGCTTTTTTTCTGTCTTCCTCAGGAATGATTCTCTGGGGTCTTCCCAATCTCTTCCCGTTTTTGCTGATACCCGCCACCTGGAGGGTTTGAACGGGTGTTTCTGTCTTCCTGGCCATGCCCCCGCTTTGAATGCCAACCTGGGAGCCTGCAACCTTTTTGTTGCCCGACGTTGACAAGCGCAGTCTCCTTTGGTTTACTTCCCCCGTGAACCGATAGTCGGTTCCTTTCAAATCATGAAATCCCACAAATCCCTCCTATCTGCGCTGGCCCTTCTCATCGCCTGCGCAATCGTCATTGGTGCTCTGGCTTACTGCTTCGCGCAGTTCTTCATCGGAGGTGCCCTGTGAAGATGCGCCCCGAACACTACACTTGGTTGCTCGATTCCTGCCGCCCGCTTGCCGATCGTATCCCCGCACACCGGGAGTTCATCCGGAAGGAAGGCAAAGCAAAGGATGTCGAAAAGCGCCTTCGGTGGGACCTGTTCTACTCAGCCACGCGTTCCGGAGGATGCCCCAACCTCTATTCATACCTTAATGACACCCACATTGACACGGCGTTGCGTGCGATCATGAAGGAGATTGAGGGAGGTGCCTTGTGAACGGCTTCATTCTTCACGAAGACTCGGCCCGTGTGATCATCGCGACGGGCTTCTCAAACCCTTCGGACAACCGGAAAACCGGAGACATGGTTCAAATCTGGATTCTGGTCAAAGCCTGCGACCCCGTCCGCGCAATTCAGGAAGGGTTAGACCGATTGATTTGCGGTTCCTGCGTCCATCGGGGCAACGGCGACGGCTCCGGTCGCTCATGCTACGTCAACGTGGGCCAAGCGCCGCTGGGCATTTGGAGGGCATGGAAAGCGGGCGCGTACCTTCCCCTTCCTTCCGTTTCCGTTTTCGCGGGACGGCGTGTGCGCTTCGGGGCTTACGGCGACCCCACTCATCTACCTTTGAGCCTCGCCCTCGCGATCGCGGGCGCTTCGTCGGGATGGACAGGCTACACTCACCAATGGCGCAAGCCCAGTCTCCAAGGTTGGAAGCAACTCCTCATGGCCTCCGTGGACACCGCCGCGGAGCTCCTCATCGCCCGTTCCATGGGCTGGAGCACTTTCCGGGTCACTCCGGACCTTGACCACCACTCAATCGAAACTCTATGTGCCAGTGACCGCTCCGGAACCCCGTGTTCGGATTGCCTAGCCTGCGCGGGTGCCCGTTCGGGCATCCAATCGGTTTTCATTCCCGTCCACGGGACCGGAGCCCGGCATTTTGTGGAAGGGGTGGCCAAGTGAAATTCCTTTCCCCCCCTATCAATTCGCTCGAGGCTGTTTTCCCCGGAAAGGGGAAGCGGGCGAAGGAGATTCTCAGAATGAGCCGTCGTGAGCTCGAGGAATTGCCCGCGGGCGCTGCACGGGTCCGGGAGTGCTACAACCCTCCCTCAACCCGTGATCTCCGGATGGAGTGCCTGAACGAATTGCTCGAGACTCACGGTGTCGAGGCTTTCGAGACTGAAAAGGGTTGGTGCTATTATCTGAACGTCGGGGACCCGTACGTCACGACGGTCTTGAAATTCAACGGGCACTATCGTCTCTGCTGCTGGGGCGACATTGCCGAAAGGTACGCGGTATGAGCGACCTCTTCCGAGCCCTAGGGTATCTCCTCCTTGCGGCCCTCTTCGTTGCCCTCATGGCGCTATCGGCCCTCGCCGGCAACGGCTGACAAGTAGGCCAATCTCCCCCCCTCGCCCCGTATGGTTCGCCCTGCGGGGTTTTTCTTTGCCCGGATCCGGTGTCCACTCGCCCCGCCATTCCGGAGCCCGCGTTGCCCCGATTGCGCCCCGTCGTGCCCCCTTCCTTCCTTCCTTTCCGGACCCCTAGTGCCCCTACCCCCGCCCCCAGGTTTCGCCCCCTAGGACACCCAATGTCCTACCCTTATGTGCCGCTTATGTGCCGCTCATGTGCGCGATTTATCACAATCTCCCTCCCCATTTATCACAAGCTCCCGCTTCCGCTCCCCCGATTTATCACTATTCCCCAATCCTCCATAAGCCATACGGAATTCGGAATTCGGAAATTAGAAATGCTAATGCCCCGATACCTCATCATGGAGCGGGATCGAGTTGGCCAATCATCCATGGGGTGCATGGAGCGGCAGAATGGAGCGGTTTCGGCCCTTCCGTTTCCAGCCCCTCGGACCCCACTTACCCTCCGTCGAGTCCATCCGCACCCTCCGACGCCTCCTAGACCCCTTTCTGATCGATTGCGAGGCATCCATATCCATCCATCGGACCCGATACTTCGCAATCAGTGGAGGGTCATTGAAAAACCGCAGCCGCAGCGCGGGGGCCGGCACGAGCCCCCGAAAAGCGTTGCGGCGTAAGCGGTTTTTAACTCCCTAGAAGAGGGAGTGACAAGACTCCCTCTAGGGAGGTAGCAGTGGCTATGGGAACTTCTTGGGATGTGCTGGGACAGTTCTTTCGAGTTCTCTTGACAGTTTGCCGTGGACGATGCAAGTTGATTGTCCCATGAGTTATCTAGAGAATGGTTCAACCCTTCGGTCGATGTTCCGACTGATGCCCCCGCAACGCCACGACATCGATCCGAATCGCTCCGAGGTTATCACCTACATAAAGGACAACCTCCGTTGTGATATTGGCCGTGCGATTCGTGCGTTCAATTCGATGAGGCACAAGAAGTCCCAAGTGCTTGTTTATGACATGGTTCATAGGCAATGGCGTGGGTGCGACTGGGTTCCTCCGGAGGATGTTGACCAGATATCGTTTCTGACTCGCACCATCAACGAGATGAAGCGTGAGTTGTTCGCGCTGAAGTCTGAGGTTCGCAAGCATGGCAGAGTAATTGGCCAACTGGAGCGCAAGCGATCGCGCAAGCGCGAGGAGGAGGAGCCCGACTCCGAAGTTGAGGCTCAGGAAGAGAAAAGCTCCCCGGATGTGGATTCCGAGGAGCTGGAGCGCAAGAAGCGGGAAGAGGAAGAGGCGGCTAACCGGAAGGCTTACAATGATTATTGGGGCCCTATCCGCGCCGCCTTGGCCGCCGATCAGGAGGCTTCGGCTCCTTCAGTTGCGCCCCGGTCATCACCATCGGATTCCACTGCTCCCACACAATCCCCTTGGGAGAATGCTGAAGATGAAGTGAGTTAGCATCCAGCCTCGATCCGCGCTTGCAAAAGGCCAGTTGGAACCGTCGAGGCTTCGACTGGCCTACTTCTGCCAGGACCGCGATCTCTCGCGCCCAGTTGGCGAGTTCGCTGGATCCGAACCCGGCGTGGGCGAGTTCCATGGTGGTCATGGGTTCGCCGTCCTTGCGCTGGGCTTTGGAGATGTGGTGCATCCAGATCCAAGCGACCTTGGTCTGGTGGAGGATGGGCTGGAGCTTGTTCCGTAGGAATACGCTGACCTCGCCTTGGTCGCTGAGATCGCCCCCGAAGTAGCTGAACAGGGGATCGGCCACGATGACATCGAGCTTGGAGCGGAGGATGAACCTGCGGGCGTAAGCCAGGAATGCGTCACCGGTGCGGACGGCCTCGGTGCGGAACTCTAGTTGGTGCTGGAGCGATTTCATCTCATCGGGCTTGAGGTCGAGTCCATGGCCTACGCCTTGGAATGCTTCGGCGAGGTCTCCCTTGTCGTTCTCGGCTTGGATGACCCCGATCTTCAATGGCCGCACCGGAGCGATGCCGAAGAAGTCCTTACCGAGGCACCACCGGATGACGATCTGCATCATGAGGGAGGACTTCCCGATGCCGGTGCCACCGCTGAGGATCATGGAGGAGCCGCGGGTGAGCCACCGTTTGCCGATGAGGTTGTCCGGATCGTTGTCCGAATCAAAGTTCATCAGGTCTTTGATCGACACGATCGTGGCGCTGTCGTCGATGGACTCGCGGTCGGTGAGCCATTCCTCCCATGAGCGAGCGCCTATGGAGTTGGCCAACAGCTTCTGCTTCTCCGCGCCCCGCCACGCGCCCGGGAGCCGGGAGAAGCGCGATGGGTTCTTGTTCTTGGGATCGATGCCCGGGATGCTGCTGTAGATGAGATCCCTGCGGGCGTCCCATTCCTTGCGATTGGGTGCATCGACGCGGACCCAGGCGTGGATGGATTTGCCACCGGAGTCGATGAGGACGCTGATGGGGAGACCGGAGGATCGGAGGAGCTGTTCCTGTTCGGCCTTGGGCTTCTGATCGAACTCCACCAGGACATGGCGGTAGGCCATGACATCGTTGTCGGATCCGCTGTAGAGGTTGGGCTTGAACGGGTTGATGCGGACGAAGACGCCTTGATTCCGATCGGGTCGGAAGAGGATGGACTCGGGGTCATCGAAGCGAGCGATCCAATCCTCGACGGGCAGGAAGGATCCGCTGGTCATGGGAGTGCCGTCCTCGACCTGCTCGCAGATGCAGACCACCTCGGTGGCAGCGAAGGCGCTCGTGAGGAACCGCTTGAACTCTGAGGCATCGTGCGAGGCCGGGATGGGCGCTGCGGGCGGGTTTGATGGCGCGGAGGGATCCACGGACCCCTCGGAGGTCGGCGAGGCTTCCATGGGCTTTGGCCTACTGAACCGCACCCGTGTCAGGTCCAATGCCTCAGCAGGACCTGCTCCCGATGAATTGGCGAGGTGGCCGCGGGGCTTGGAGTGGGACTTCTCATTGGCCTGCCTGATCTTGTGGAGGAGTTCGCGATCCTGCCATGGAGGTTGGCATGAGCGGTTCCAATCGGACAGGAGCGCGAATGCGTCGGTTTCTGAAAGCCCGAAGCCGTGGACGAGGCCCACGGCAGCGGTGTAGGTTTGAGAGTGCCCTCCGGATCCGGAGATGGCTGGCGGTACCTTGGCGAGCCAAAGCGCCGCTCGTTCGAGGAGCGTTGTCATGTCGTTGCGTTGCTGGTGTGGACCGTTGGCCTACTTCTTCTTACGAAGTGTGCCCTTCTCTTTCATGGCCTTGAACATCTCGACTTCCATCATTCGTTTGATGGCTTGGGTCTTGGTGGGATAGGTGCCCATGTTGCGCTTGTGGGTCTTGGACTCGACCTTATAGCCGGCCTTGGTTTTCTTGATCATGCGGTTTGAAGATGCGGTTGAACTCTTGGGAATTGCGAACGAAAAGAGACCCGTCTCGACTGTAGA